GCATCGCTGTCCGCAGGATCACCCCCACCAAAAGCTAAAGCAGATGTGCTACTTGCGCCTGCACCGCCTAAACCATTTCTCGCTGTACCTAAATCTGCAACTTCTGTAAATGAAGTTCCATCATAAGTTTCTGCAATAGCCTGTCTCCCAGGAGGAGCAGAACCACCAAATACTATAGCTGAAGTTTGTGTTCCACCACCAGAAAATTCAATTCTTCCAGTGTTTAGAGCATTACCAGATCTCCAAGATGAAAGAACATTTGGTGTCTGGTACTTAGCGACATTGTCCGTTGTATTATACCATAGCTGTCCCTCTATCGGGTTATCAGGATTAGTGGTATAGTCCCGAACTTTAAGTCCTCTTATTTCTCTATAAGTTGACATCTAAATTTTTATTCCTCCAATGTAATATCAGCAGGTCTTGGATTCATTTCCGTTTTTTCTTCATCCGGTAATGCATCCCAAGCAGCTTGTGCCGCTTGAACCTCTGCATCAACTAATGCTTGAGCTTCATCTTTTGTTTTGACTGTGCCCGCTACTTTGGCAATCCAAAGATTAGCATGTTTGTTGTATGCAGGAACTTGCCAAACATTAGCTGGATAGCCTTTAAACGTGATTCTAAAAGACTCATCGTGATCGATAAATCCTCTTCCCCAGTTTTCTGCTACACAGTATTGATATGTTTTTGCCATAGTTTCCTCCTTATTAGTCTGTTAATACCTTAATTGTGTTTGAAGTTCCACTCCATTGTTCTGTTGCTGACAACTGAGGTGGTCCCTCTCCTCCAAATGCTAAAGCTGCTGTTGCAGTTCCAGCGCCTGCTAATTGTTCTCTTGCCGTGCTTAAATCTGCAACTTCTGACCAGCCAGAACCATTCCAATCTTCTGTTTCTGCGTCTTTATTTGGACTTCTACCACCAAATGCTAAAGCTGATGTGCTTCCTCCATATGTTGCAGCCGCTAAATTTTCTCGTCCAGTATTTAAATTATTTAGTTCTGTCCAAGCAGATCCATTCCAAGCTTCTGTTGATCCTTTATTAGCCTCTCCTGAATCCTCTCCACCAAATGTTAAAGCATCTGTGCTTGATCCTCCACCTGCGTGTTGTGCTCTTGTATCGTTTAAATCTCCAACTTCAGTCCAAGCAGATCCATTCCATAATTCTGTTAAACCTGTTTGTGTATTAGAAGGTGCTGGAGGTATTTGACCCCCAAAAACTATAGCAGCTGTGTTACTTGCCCCTGCACCAGCAAAATTTCTTCTTGAACTATTTATATCTGTAATTTGTGTCCAACTTGATCCATTCCATGATTCTGTATTTGCCGTAAAAGCAGGAGGAGGTACATTTCCTCCAGCTATTAATCCAGATGTAGATGTTCCAGCAGAAGCTGCAGCAACTTTACTTTCATTTAAATCATTTACTTCAGTCCAACTACTACCATCAAAAGATTCTGTTGCATTTGTAAATGAACCTGTATTTCCTCCAGTAGCAATTGCTGCTGAGGTAGTTGATCCAAATCCCATTAATCCTTGTCTAGCTGTGTTCAAAGAAGGGGCAGATGACCATGCTCCTACAGGAGCATTTGCTGTCCATTCTTCTGTCGCTTGAGTTTTTCCTCCAGGAATTGATCCACCATAAGCTAATCCAGCAGTACCAGATCCACCACCACTTACTTGAAATCTTGCTGTGTTTAAATTATTTTGTTCAGACCAACTTGTTCCGTTAAAAAGTTCTGTTTCATTTTTATAAGTTGAACCAACTAAACCACCAAAAGCTATGGCAGTTGGTACGGTAGGTCCACACCCTCCAATATATACTCTTGCTGTATTTAAATCATTAACTTCAGTCCAACTTGTTCCATCCCAAGATTCTGTAATAGCTACACCTCCTGGTTCAGGTGATCCTCCAAAAGCGATTGCTGATGTGCTAGTACCAGCTCCACCTAAAGCATATCTAGCTGAATTTAAATCATTAACTTCTGTCCAACTTGTTCCATTCCAAGATTCTGTTACTGCTGTGCCTGGAGGAGCACTTCCTCCAAAAACAATTGCTGATGGATATGTTCCTGTTGCTGAATGAGAGTTTCTTGCTGTATTCAAATCATTTACTTCAGTCCAACTAGTTCCATTGTAGTATTCACACACAGCCTGAGGTGCCGTGCCATTATATCCTCCTGAAGCTATAGTTGCTGTGTTAACTCCAAATTTACCTGAGGCAGATCTAGCTGTATTCAAATCATTTACTTCAGTCCAAGTGATACCATTATAAGACTCAGTTCCACCAAAATATTCTGGAGTTCCTCCAGTGTCTCGAAAATATCCTGCTGCTAAAGCTGCATCTTGAGTCCCTTGTGTACCATCTCCTCTACCAGAGGAAGCATCTGAATTAAAATTATTACTAGTTCTCCAAGAAGATAATGTAACAGGAAATTGATATTTAAAATCTATATTTGTTGAATCAAAAAATACCTGTCCTGTTTCCGCAGTAGGAATATTACCCTCATTGTTTCGGATTGCAGTTCCGACAAGGTCTTTATAAGTAGCCATGATTAATTATTCTTTAAGAGCCAGCCCTGTGTTCCGTCTGTATACACTAAAGTATTTCCTGCTCTTTCTGTTGAAACTGTTAAATCACTTGTTGATCCATGAATTTTTTCTGAACCATTTGCCGAAATAGTAAATGTGTTTGAATCAAAAGTTCCTGCATAATCTATAAATACAATTTCATCACCTAAAGTTCCTGCAGGTAAAGTCATAGTTATTGTACCACTTGTAGTATTTACAAAATATCCTTCACCAGCTGAAGCTGTAAAATCAGAAGTTTTTACCGCTTGCCATGATGTACCAGCTGATACTTCAGCAAAATCTAATTGACCAACACCTGTTGCTCCCGATCCAGATACAGATGCAACTCTTAAATATCTATCTGCCGTTACGTTTCCAGTGGGAAATTTTAGCTCATAGCTCTGCCCAGAACTATGTGGGGGTGACGTAAGTTTAATCCCGTGGGAATTAGACTCACAGTTAAGCTGAATTGAACCTGGATTTGTTGCACCAAGAACTTCTATTAAACCAGTTCCTTTAGGTCCAACTTTTAAATTTATATTAGAATCACCACCAGTTGCTTGAATAGATGGTGCATTACCTGTTGCAGCATTAGTTATATCTAATTGGTTTACTGCAGATGAAGTTGTTTGAAATACTATTTGTTCGTTTCCATTCTCATCATTAATTCCATGTGCATCATCAAAAGCTATGTTAAAATCGTTTGTATCTAGATCGCCACCTAATTGTGGTGATGTATCATCTACAACATCTCCACCTGTTTGAATTTGTATAATATCTGGATTAGTTCCATCGTTAGCTGCTGCAAATACTATCGCAGTGCCTTTGTTTGTTGCTGAAAAAGTAAATGTAGAACCAGATCCTGATGCATATTTAAATTGAACTGTGTATGCACCTGAAGTTGAATTTCTTAAAATATAAAAAGTTTGAACATCTAAAGGTATTGTTACAATTTGATTTCCTGTAATTGAGCCAGTAAAGTCAATCATTCTGTGACCAGCTACGTCACCAGTTCCAGAATCAGAGATAGTTAAAGCTGTAGTTTGTGCACCACCAGCAATTGATTGTGTTGTAAAACCACCAGATATTTGTTCAATAAGTTGTAAATTAGTATTAGTTTTTGAACCCCATGTACCAGCGTTTTCACCGGTTGCTTGAAGTTCAACACCTAAAGGTGTAAATGTTGATGCCATAATTTATCTCCTATGCAGCGTCACTATAACTTGTATTTGATCCAGTTGCAACATCCGAATATGTATCATTCGATCCAGTTGAAACATTACTATAAGATGTATTTGAACCAGTGTCAACATCTCCATAAGCAAATATATTTACTGCACCAACACTAAATGTTGCAGATTGACCAGTTAATCCTACCTGAATATCTGCTATAGATACAGATCCAACACTAGCACTAAATGATTGACCAGATAATCCAAGAGTCATATCATTAGGATCTAAAGCTCCAACACTAGCTGTTGCAGACTGACCTGTAGGTTGAGCTACGGCTCCACCTAATCCAACTATTGATCCTAATTGAGGTTCAATTGATTGTCCTGATAATACCACTGCATTGTTTGGTGCAACTGCTGTTCCAAGAGATGCAGACATTGAAAATCCTGATACATCAACTTGGTTACTAGAAGATCCAGTAGCAGTTCCTTGACTTGCAGTAAAAGAAAGTCCTGATGGTTGAACAGTATCGTTTGGTGCAACAGCTGTTCCTTGACTTAAAGTTGCTTCTTGACCGCTTAAACCAACAGTCATATCTGCAACCGTTACAGCTCCTAATGCAAACGATGCAGAAACTCCAGACATTGAAACATTAGCATCTGATTCTACTGCTAATGATCCAACACTAAACGATGCAGAAATACCTGATGGTTCTACAACTGCAGAACCTATCGCTGATAAAGAACCTACACTAGATGAAAACTCTACACCACTAATGTCAAAGTTTGGACTTAAACCAATTGTAATTGCAAACTCGCCCCAAGAACCTTGGCCATAAGTATTATTACCCCAGCCTTCTATACCCATGCTGGAACTTATTTCTTGACCTGTTAATGAAACTGTTACATCATTAAGATCTCCCCAAGATTGTTCATTCCAAGTCTTGGCTCCCCAACCTGCTCCAAATTTTTGATTTTCATTCCAATTAGCTTGGCCCCAGGTAAACCTGCCCCATCCTGAAGATACCGACATGGTCGGCCTCCTATGCTAATCTGATGATTGCGCTACTTGAATTTGCTGTAGGAAATTCTATTTTGAAAGTTCCGTTACTAGCCGTCTTGTCACCGCCAAATGCAATTACACAAACAGCATCAGTTGTGCCTGAACCACCATCTGTTGTTGTATTATAAATTAATGCACCATTTGCAGTGAAAGAAGCAGATGAATAAGTTACATCTGAAAAGTCTGTAAAAGCTGTAGTTGAAGATAATGATACACCAGAATTTGTAAGAGTTGCTCCACCTGCAGTGTATGCAGATCCTGATGTATTTGTAATTTCTTCTGATGTTGAATAGTCTGTTGTAGAAGCACCTAAACTTGCATCGCTATCAAATAAAGCAATTTTAAAAGTGTGTCCACCTGAAGATTCAAAACTGTGTTTTCCCTGTAAAAGCTCTTGTTTAAAGCTTGAACATATTGCTGATGATATTGCCATAATTTATCTCCTGTTATGGTGTCGGTGAAGGGACTTGGATACGTACTGTACCATCTGTATAGTCATCCCTTTTACGTCTACCAAGTTGCTCTGCAGCAAACTTCTGTACTTCTTGTTTATACTTTTGTTCGTATAATGTCAACATATCCATTGGGCCTTTTAAGAAGCCGTATGCCTCCACTAAACATGCATATAATAATCCATTTGGAAAATTAAGACTTATATAATTAGTATTATCGCCCTCTAAAAGATCAGGTGCTTTATCAAAGTGAACTCTAAATCTATATGTAGTGTTAGGAACTGGAGCAAAAGCTATACGTCCTGACGTAGTATCTGACTCTCCAGTAGCACCACCAAACATAGCATAGTATTTAGGTTGACCTTGCGCTGCAGATGTACCTGTTACATCTTGATATTCTTGTAAGTATGTATAATCTTTTTTCTCTAACCATCTATTAGCGCCCGTGGTAGCAGATCCGTTTGTGTCATAAACTTGTATACCTCTAATAAATACAGCTCCTGCAGGACAGTTAATAGATTCTTGTCCAGCAACTAAATTACCTAATTGTTGTTTTCTATTTGCATCTATTGGAATTTCTCTAAATATTTTGTATTGAGCATTTAAAATAATATTTTCTAAAACAGCATCTGTTAAAACATTTGAATCTGTTTCAGTATAACTTTTAATTTGTGTTTTTAATCCTGATGCGCTTAATCCTGCCATTATGGTGTTAGTGTTACCGGACCAGCCGATACACTTCCTCCTCCTATGTTTGAATTTGCAGTTGCTGTACCAGCAGCTGTAAATGTATAATTATTAGCATCAACTCTAGCAATTGTAAATCCCACAGATTTATTTAAATCTGAGCTTGTTAACCCAAGAGAGCCCTCCGCATTTCTAAATCTAACGACATCACTTGTAGATCTACCATGATTTTCTTCAAATACAGTTACAGTTGTGGAACCATTTGTAATTTTAAATGGATTTAAAGTTAAAACTCTAGCCACTGCTGGCTCTGTTCTATCAGGTCTTGCATTTAATAAACCTTGTGCATCTGCTGAATGTGATTTTGGTTCTAGTTGTGGGTGTTTCTTTTCAAACTCAGATGTGTGAACTCTAGCTCCATTCCATTCGATAACCATTTCAGAATATGGAAATTCTTGTCCTGATCTATCAGATATAAATTTAGCATATTTACCTGAAGATATTGCCATTATGCCTCCGGATAATAAACTTTAGGACTAATGTAAGTGCTAGATGATGAGCCGTCCTCTGATAAAGCTCTTTGTAATTCATCTTCATATAATAATTTTAATTCTTGAACTCTTTGTGGTGCATTTTTAATAGCAAGATAATAAGCTAATCCTGCACACATACATGGCACAAAACGATAAGGAACGTCAGTTGCATTTGTATAATCACCCACGTCTTGTATTCTTTTTACATAATAAAAATTTATAAATTTTCCTGCCTCACTAGACCCAGGTGTTAAGTATAAAGTTATTGTAACTTTATCTATAAATCTTTGAACAAAATATTGTGTTGGAACTCCAGTAGATGTTTTGTTTGATAAAGCTTGATACTGAGATCTATTAATTTTTGTAAGTGGTGTATCTATATTAGAGTTTCTAAAAGAAGCTTCTAATACATCATCAACCCCATAGACAGCTGTTGCATCAGATGTGCCATCTCCTGTAGATCTAAACATTGTATATACTGCTTGGTCTGCAACTAATGTAATACTATTATTTGCAACTTCCCAATAGTGTAAACCTCTATTAGCCCATTCTTGAAATAGAATATTAAGAGATCGTCTTGCAGATTTAAGTTGATATCCTGAAACGTTTTGTTGTCCAATACGCTCGTAAGCTTCTTCTACTATTTCATCAATAGAAAAATTTTTATCAAACGTTGCTGTCCCCGAGGTAGTGTTAGCCATTTAACCTCCTACTTGTCAATCAATAAAGTAGCTGCATCTATGTTTGTAATCGTAGAGACTTTCATTCCACCTGGAAATAAAATTCCATCTTCAGGAATGTTCATTGAAAAAACATCTCCATTAGGAACATCAGCTTGAAACAAAGTCGTGCTATCTGAATTATCTTGAAGAATTATAGTTCCAGCGCCACCTGCATCAGATGCAAGGACAATTCCTCTTAGTCTTGTTCTTCCTGCAAATACTGCTCCGGTAGCTGTAACTCTAACTGCTTTTACGTCACCCTTCATATTTTTGTTCTCCTTAAAATTTAAGCATGGGGCCGAAGCCCCACACTAAATTAATTATTAACTTACTGCTGCACTAAATGGTGTAGCTAAGTCACCAGTTCCACCAGATGTAACTTGAACGCCCCATCTGTTTGCACCAATAGCTTTGCAAGTTATGATTGTTCCAGCTAGTCCACCTGTTGTACTACCGTTTAAAGTAATAGTATCAGATGCTGCCGCAGTCATAAAACCTTCAGCACTATCAGTTGTGTCTGTGTCAACCATTAACGCATTACCAGTCATTGTATCACTAGCGTTAGCAACTTGTAAAACAAAGTCACCAGTTTTAGTTGTTCCAATATAGATCTCAAAAGAAGCACCTAAATTGTTTGCTGAATTTGGATCATTGCCTGGTCCTGCAACACCTGAATCAGATGATGAGTTAATCGCAGGTAAAGTCAAAGTAGCTGCACCAGCAACATTGTGGTACAACATTCTACCAGCATGTGAATCAACAGTTAAAGAAGTTGCACCTGCTCCGATACTTACAGAGTTTCCAGTTCCAACACCTTGAAAACCATTAATAGATTTTACTGGTCCTTGAAATGTAGTTTTTGCCATAATTATATCCTCCTAGTTTTCCGAACATAGTCTCTAGGCCGTCGACTATACGCGTCTATGTTCTGATTTAATTGTATAGTAATTAATTTATATATTAGATTTTAATAAAGCGCAAGAGGGCCTGTGATGTGGATAGGAATTTTCCAACGATGTAGCTTTTTATTAAGTAGCTACAGAAACTTGAGGAGCCGCATCGTCTATTCTATTTTGTGCATTAGCTTTTTCTGCTTCTGCTATTTTAATCTGGCTAATTACTTCTCTGACTTTTCTGTCAATCTTAACCATATCGAGAGTATATCTACCCTCTTTCAGATGCTCCTGCTCCCATTGAAGATCTAGTCCCTTCTTTTGTGTGTAAAGGGTCTCCAGATGTTGCATTATCGCCTCCATTGATAACCTCCTCATAGGTTATTCTTTGTACTCTTGGGTCCATCATTTCTCCAAGATGTTCCCATTTTATATCACCTTTTCCCAATCTGTCAACTATAGCATTTTCTATATCTACTGGGCCATCTAGACAATTAATTATAAAGTCTGCATGATATTGGTAAGCGTTAATTTGTACTCTGAAGTTTTTAGGGTGCATTTTTTCTTTCTATGTTTGAAATGAGGCGGGATTGTGTCCCGCCTCAAATTATTTATTAAGCACCTGGTGATGCGTAGATTCCTCTAGGGTCTGATACGCCAAATACGTATCTTTCTCTAGCTTTGTATCTAACATTGCCAGTATCGAAGTCGCCTTCCATTTTTGTAGTTAATGGAGCTCTTTCCATATGCTTCATTCCATTTGGTACGTCTGTAGTGATGTAGAACGCATCTGTGTCAGTTAAATAGTGGTTAACTGTGTATCCACCAGGAACCATTCCCATAGATACAAGTGCGTTAATATCATTATCAGCAGTTCCAACTCTCTGAGAAGATTTCATCAATCTCTCTGCAGTAAACTGAAGAGCAGATGGAATTATCATCTTCACAGCTTTTGCAGCGATCTTTAAACCTCTTTCATCAGTAAGCGCTGCAATGTCAATCATTGCTTGCTCTAATGAAGTTTCGTTTAAGTCCGCAGCAGTCGACAACGTATTACTAAAAGTTCCAGCAATAGTTGGGTGCGAAGTGTTGAAAAGAGTTACACCATCACCTGAATTGAAAGATCCAGATGGTAAACCATTGTTTAATGGTGCAGCTGCTTTAACTTGTTTAGTTTGAGCCATAGATCTTGCTAAAGCTTTTGTATATCTAGAAGCAAGTCTGTCATACAGGTTGTCCTCAATTGCTTCCTCAGTGATTGCAAACCCAAGAGCTATTGTCTCGTGAGTGTATCTTGCTGTGAAAGTTTCTTGAGCACTGTCAAACGTTACACCAGAACCTTCTGGTTTAACTTGTGCTTGACCGAATCCTGATAACATAACTTCTTCTTCAAAAGCTCTGTCAGATGACTCAGTGTTGTATATCTCAGCATGTTCTTGTTCATACTGTTTATACTCCAGGCCAAATAAGGCATTTAAACCTGGCTCTAGTTCTTTGACTAGTTGATTACGTGATATTGCCATAGTTATTATACCCCCGTTGTACCTTTTAATTGGTGCTCGTTAATTATAACGACCAAGTTAACATTTGCAGAACCTGCAGTGTTGTTTTCTGGGTCTTTCGAGATACCAATTATTCTTAATTGTGCTGTAGCGTCCTTATGATCAGATTCATCTAATTCTACTTTAGATACAAAATCTGGTGAAGATCCGGCTGCATACACAATATCAGCGTTTTGTCCGACGTCTGTTGCTTCAGAAGCGCCGTCCGATTGTATTTCATACCTTTGATACGGATCATCCGTTACAAACCCTTTGATGTCAGTCGCCGTGTTTGAAGCATTTAAATGATTCGCAAAGGTAGGTTTACTTGTTGTTGCATCAGTGAAGAAAACACCGTTTAGTGAACCCAATAATGCGTCTCCTGCTGCAGCTACTCCAATTGTTCCTGTAGATAAAATCTCTACTGGATCTTGAAAGTAAATCGCTGCAGCACTTGCTGCGATATCGTATTCAGATAAACCGTTGTTGTCCGCGTTCTGACCAACTTTTCCGATCGGTTTTAAACCGAACGCAGC